AGCGCCTGGCCGCCGAGGGTACCCGGCTGGCGGTCGAGCAGAACGCCATCGATGCCACCGCCCAGGCCCGCCAGGAACGCGGCACCCGCCAGGCCCAGGCCCGCCAGGAAACCGCCCAGGCCACCCGGCAGCTCGCCACCATCGCAGTCCAGCAGACCGCCGCTGAGCGATCCTGGATCGCCCAGGGCTGGACCGCCACCGCCGATCAGGCCCTGGCCCAGGCCAAAGCCACCGGCGACCAGGCAGCAAGCTGGCGGCAGGAAACCGCCGACGCCGCCGCCGTACAGGCCCTGCAGACCGCCCAGGCTGCCCAGGCCCTGGTCTCCCAGGAACGGGCTGAGCAGGAGCGCATCAACACCGAGATCCTGGAAATGCGCAAGACGGCCAACGCCTGGGCGCCCTACGTCGGGGGCGCCGCCCTGGCCGTTGCCCTGGCCGCCGGCTTCGTCTACTGGCAGCGCCACCGCGTGATCAAGCGCGATGCCAATGGCCAGGCCCCCATCGTCCAGAGCGGAAATAAATTGATGGACCTGGATCGCTCCGTCCTGCCCGTGCTCGACCCCAACCAGCCTATCCAGGCCGACCGGGACGCGCACCTGCGCATCACCGAGAACGCGCAGAAGGTGCAAGCCCTGCGCCAGCTCCAGCAGGGAAAAGGCAGCCCGGCCCAGGCCCTGGGGCTGCTCAAATCCGCCCCGGCTGCCGCCGCTCCAACCAACGGCAACGGGGGCCAGGTGCACCAGCCCGCCCCCTGGTCCGTCTTCGTCCGTGAGAACGGTATGATCCCGCTGGGCGTCGGCCCGAACGGCAACCCCCAGCTCCCCGACCTGGACGAATGGCCTCACCGGCTGTATGCCGGCAAGACCGGCTCGGGGAAATCCCGCTTCGGCCTGCGCCCGCATATCGCCGGCGCCCTGGGTCGTGGCTGGAGCGTGGTGGTCATCGGCGACCGGGCGCCCGTCGATTTCAAAGTCTTCGAAGCCCGGCCCAATTTTTACTCCTTGCTGCTCGACGATCCCGCCCACGTGCTCCCCTATCTGGCCGCCATCAACCGGGAGATCACCGCCCGCTGGGCTCTGCTTTATAAGGCTGGCGCCTCCACCTGGAGCCGGCTGGACCATGCCGGCCCGCGCGTCGTGATCGTCTTCGACGAATTCGCCGCCCTGCTGGACGATATCGACGGCCGCGAGAAATCGGAATTCGTCCACCAGGTGACCAACATTTCCCGCCTGGCCCGCAAGGCCGGTGTGCATCTGATCGTTGGCGTTCAGAATCCGACCGCCGATAATATCAGGCCGTCGATCAAGCGCAACATGCTCAGCGTTGCCTACCAGGTGTCCGATTCCGTCGCCAGCCGGGTCATCCTGGATGCCGATGGCGCCGAGAAGCTGGTCCCGCCCCAGTACCTGGCCCGCATGGTCGATCTCTGGCGCGGCGTGGGCTTCGACCCCGATGACGCCCAGATCTCGGATTACCTGGACTCTCGCCATGTGCCAGCCTACGACCCGCCCTCGTTTTTGGCCGCCCTGCCCGAGCCGGGTGAGCGTGAGCTGCTGCCTTTCGGCTTGCCGAAAGAATCCGCCCCGGATCCGGAGATCGAGCGCCTGGCCGGCCGCATCCGCCCGGCCTGGCGCGCCGGCGCTACGAAGCGCGCCATGGCCAAACTGGCTGGGAAGGAATATGCCGGCGCCTTCTGCGCCAAACTCGATGCCGCCATTGCGTCCCTGGAAAAGCAGGATAGCCCCGCCGCTGCTACTACTACTACCCTGATCCCGCCCTCGCCTGCCTCCAGGCCGGCTTAGGGGAGTAGTAGTAGCAGTAGTAGCATGTGAATATCTCAAGACCTTTGATCCAAAACACCCCAAAAAGGAGCCTCTCATGGACGAAACCACGAAATTCGACAACTACTGCATCCTCGAGATCTTCGGCCATACCCGCATCGCCGGGAGGGTGACCGAGCAGGTCATCGGCGGCCAGGGCTTCATCCGCGTCGATGTGCCCCTCCTGCCCGCCGATCGCTACCATGCCGAGCAGCCGGCCTTCACCAGGCTGTACGGTCCCGGCGCCATCTACTCCATCACCCCCGTTTCCGAGGAGATCGCCGTCCGGGCGGCCCAGTCCATGCGCGTCGCCCCGGTCGAAGTCTACCTGGCCGCGCCCCAGATCGCCGCCGGCCGGCGGGTCGATGGCGATCCGGACGATAGCGAGCTCGACGAATATGATTCGGCTGAGGAGGAAGATGATGACGAAGAAGCTGGATGATTATGACGCAGGATAATCCCATGATCACCCCCCGCCTTCCTCTACCCCCGGCCTTTGTAGGAGGTCTATGAAAATCGGCATGCTCTGGTTCGATAACGATCCCAAGGCCGATCTCAAAGTAAAGATCGAGCGCGCCGCCAGCTATTACTCGAAGAAGTACGGCCAGGCGCCCAACCTGTGCTTCGTTCATCCCAGCATGGCGCCCGCGCCCAATGGCAAACCGGACAGCATCGAGATCCGCGCCAACCGATCCGTCCGGCCCAATCACTTTTGGATCGGCGTTGCGGAGGCCCCGAATGGCTAAGCGACCCTGCCAGATCATCACGGTGGCGAACCAGAAGGGCGGCGTGGCGAAAACGACCACGGCCGTCAGCCTGGCCCACGGGTTGGCTCGCAAGGGCGCCGAAGTCCTGCTCCTGGACCTGGACCCCCAGGCCCAATGCTCGACCCTGCTGGGCGTCGGGCAGGAGCCGGGCGTCATGAACCTGCTGGTAGCCAGGCGCCCACACAAGGAGCTGGTCCGCTTCACCGGCCGGGAGCGCCTGTGGCTGATCCCCGGCAGCAAAGACACCGCGGTGGTCCAGGTCGTCTTGAGCGCCCAGCGTGCGCCGATCTCCGCCCTGCGCGACAGCCTGGACCCGCTCACCCGCAATGGCCTGGCCTATATCGTCATCGACACCGCCCCCAGCGTTGGGGATCTCCAGGCCATGGCCATCTGGGCTTCCCATCACGTGCTCGTACCTACCGCCTGCGATTATGCCTCCTCGGAGGGCGTGCTGAAGCTGTACGAAACCATGGCCGGCCTCAAGGTGAATTTCGGCTGGGCCGGGGGCCTGCTGGGCATCCTGCCCACGTTTTTCGATCACCAAACCAACGAGACCCGCGCCACCATCGAATACCTGCAGAAGCATTTCTCTGGCCAGCTATTCACCCCGGTGCACCGGGCCACCGTGCTGCGCGAGTGCATGGCTACCGGCCAATCCATCTTCGAGCTGGATCCGGAGAGCCGCGCCGCCAAAGAATATACCGACCTGGTCGACCGGGTCTGGAGGATTACCCAATGAACCCAAGACGAGTACTCTCGTCCGGTCGCCGCCAACCCCATGAGACGGCCGGTGTAACCTTCGCGCTGGGAGGCGTCACAGCCTCCCAGCCGGAGGGCGGCCGCAGCCGGGACTGGGAAGGTAAACAGCGCCAGGATCCGGAGGAATGCGTGCTCACTTTCCGCCACCAGCCCAGGTGGATCAAGGAGCTGATCGCCGAGATCGCCGAAAAGAAAATCGTCACGCGGGATGAAGTGGCCCGCAAGCTGTTCGAATTCGCCCTGGCCGAATACCAAAAAGGCCGCCTGCCCATGCAATCCATACTCCAAAAAGGGAAGCTCACCCTTTTTCCGGATGAAAAAGAGTAATTTTTTTTGGCCTTTTTAGCCTGCAAGCGGCATGTAAGCGGCAAGAAAGCGGCCTGCAAGCGGCATGTAAGCGGCAATCCTGCAAGCGGCAGGCCCCCAGGAAGGCCCCTGCCGAAACAGCCATACCCCAGTACCTATGCCCAAAAACACCCCCAAAACCAGGAAATCACCATGCCCACATCAAAGCCGCTCCTCCTCCTGATCGCCGCCCAAATCCTGATCGCCCTGTCTTTCTCACCCGCCATCGTCCACCCGGCGCTCTCCCATTCCGACTTCCCGGCCTTCTGGCTGGCGGGCCAGCTCGCCCGGACCGGAGGCGATCCCTACGATTCGTCGCAGTGGCGAATCGAACCGCCTGCCCACCTGGTGGATTCTGCCTTCCTCTACCCCCGGCCTTTGGCGGTCCTGTTCATCCCCCTGAGCCTGCTGGATCTGCAGACCGCTGCCGCGCTGTGGTGGCTGCTCTCCTGGTACGCCCTGGGCGCTGCGCTGCTGCTCATCCTTTCGCTCTATTCCAAGACGCTCCATTATGTGCTCCCCATCCTGGCCGGCGCGTTCCTGTTCCGGCCCTTTTGGGCCGCGCTCGAAAACGGGCAGCTCTCCGCCTTCCTGCTCCTGGCCCTGGCCGGAGTCGCCTGGCTGTGGGCGCGCGGCCGCTGGGCAGCCGGGGGCGCGCTGCTCTCGCTCCTGGCGCTCAAGCCGCAGGTGGGCCTGCCGGTCCTGGCCCTGGCCGGGCTGTGGCTCGTGCGGCGCCGGCGCTGGAGCGGCCTGGCCGGGATATCCACCGGTGGATTAGGATGTTTCGCCCTGGGCGGCCTGGCCGACCCGGGTTGGGTTGGCAAATTCCTGGCTATCGGGAGCGGGAAGCTCGGTGCGACCTTTGGCTACTCCCCCACCGTCTGGGGCCTGGCAGCCTGGCTGGCCGGATTCCGGCCGGCTGCGACCATCGCCCTGGGCAGCCTGGCCGCGCTGGCCTGCCTGGGCCTGGTCGCCTGGCGGCTCTGGCATATTTCCGACCCGGCCCTGGCGCTGGGTGGGATGATCGCGCTCACCCTGCTGATCACGCCCTACCTGTGGAGCTACGATCAGACCCTGCTGCTCTTGCCCATCGCGGCCGGCACGCTCACACTCAAGGAGCGGGGCATGCCCTACCTTCCCGGCGCGCTCCTGCCGCTGGGATTCGCACTCCTGGCGGTGCTCTACCAGATGCTCGCCATGCGCGCCCAGCTCGACCTGCGCAACGGCCAGCTCAGCCTGGTGGTGCTGGCCTTGTGGCTGATCGGCTCCATCGGAAACGGAGCAAAAAAAAACTAAAATCGCCGAATTAAAGACGCCGGCAATGGGCCGGCGTCTTTGTTCGCACGCGAACAATCAGGCATAGATATTCCGGTTGCGCCCGTTGGTGGTATCGTCCAGGTTCATCGTGGTCCGCACCCGGTAAAAATCAAAATAGGCATCCCCGGTGATGCTGGCATCCTGGATGTTGGCGATCAGACCCACCTCGAGCGGAGTAAACCCGATGGCCGCGCTGTACAGGTTCCACCAGGTCAGGCCGTCCCGGCTCAAATCATAATAGACCGTCGTGCTCACCACCCGCAAGCGCAGATACGTCTGGAATAAAAACGTGGTCGTGGCGAACTGGATATTGGTCACCTGAGTGGGGGAGCCGTTGTAGGCTGTGTTGGAGGTGACCAGGTGGTACACGTTATTGGCGTCGTACCAGATCCCCACCCCGATGAAATCGGATGTGCTCGGGTTGGCAATGGCGTCTTGCAGCAGCGCCAAATAAGCCGACTGCACCGTTTTCTTCCAGGTCAGCCAGAGCCGGGTGTACACCGAGAAATCGCCCACCGGCCTGGCTTTGACGATCCCGCCCCAGCTATTGCCGGCCGAAGCCGCCAAAGCCAGCTTGAGATGGCGATCGCCCTCGCTGACGGTCACCCGGCTGCCCGGGTCCCACTCCGTCCAGGCCCCATCCAGGGAGGCATCGTCGAATTCGTCATCATCCGCGTGTGGGGAGGCGGGCGGCGCGTCCACGTCCCATTTGTTGCCGATCACGGTTGGAGAGGACCCGCCCGGCAGGTTGCCGATCTGGACTCGCTTTTTGGCATTCGACGCCTGGCTGTCCTCGAGGAGCAGTAGATCCGCGCTGACCGGGCTGGCCTTCTCCGCAACAGCCGCGATCTCCCCCGAGACGTTGTCATGGATGGCATCCGCATCCGCGCCCCCACCGGCCGCCTCCTCCCAGGCGGCTCCGCCTGCGCCATCGGCGGTCAATACGTAACCATCGTCCGCCGCGCCGCTGGTCAGATTCGCAGCGTCGAAGGTCCCGCCGTCGCCGGCATCTCCGGAATGGTCGTGATCGTCCAGGGCGCCGCCCTCGGGCGCCGCCGGCACCCAGGCCAGGCTGCACCCGTCGTAGGTGAGCACCTCGCCATCGTTGGGCAGGGCGGCGTCCACATCGTCGAGATCGTCCAGGTTGGCGCCCGGGCTGCCTTCGGCGGCGAGCGGCCCGACCACGATCCCGCCGGGCAGCTCGATATACAGCCCATCCGCCTTGAAGTAGACGTAGGCATACCCTGCGCCGGGGTCGGCCGGGTCGGCCCCCTGGAGCGCGATCCGTACCCTGTTGATCTCTGCGTTGCTGCTGATATAGGCCATCTCAGTCTCCTAATAACACATTGCCGTTATCGTCTATCAGGATCGCCCCATCGTCATCCACCAGGATCAGGTTCGCATCGAAACCCGTATCCGTATGGCTATGATCCCCGGCCGCCGCCTGGGTCGCCCCGCTGCCCAGGGTGTGGTGGATGGCGCTGATAGACTCATCCGTGTCCACCCCGGTCAGGTCCGTATGATCGTGGGTATGGTCGCCCGGCGCCGCCTGGCCGGCCCCATCTCCCAGGGTATGGTGGATGGCATCCACTGAATCATCCGTGTCATTGGTGTGGACGGTGGGCTGGGTGAGCGCGTCTCCGGCCGAGGCCTGGCCCGCCCCCGTACCCAGGGTGTGATGGATGCCCGCCAGGGCGTCGATGTCGTTGGCATGCCGCGCCTGGTAGGCGACCGCATCCCAGGCCGAGCGGTCGCCCTGCGCCGGCTCGCCTACGGTCGGGTCCATCCTCACCCCGTTAGTGACCAGGTTGGGTATCGACAAAAATGAGAGCGTCAGCTTGTAGTCCAGGCAGGTCAGGGTGCCGAATTCCGAGATGGTCTTATTCCGGTACAGGATCGCCAGGCAGTTCGTTCCGTCCCGCTCGAACGCCGGAGTGCTCAGGGCTACCGTCGCTGCCGGCAGCTTATCCGGGAACCCGTAGAAGTCCGCGCCCGCCCACACGAGAATCCCGTTGACCCACACGCCTTCTACGATGTCGTTGGCCCAGATCTCCAGCGATGCGGCTCCAATCGGGCTGACATCCAGGTCGAACTCGTGCCGCCAGGCCGTGACGGTCTCCTGGAACTGCGGGTCATCGTCCTTGACCCAGGTGGAGCCTGTGATCGGCGGCCCGTATTGGCTGGAGTCGACCCAGATGGGGGTATTCCAGCTCGAATCGTCGTACCCGACCAGGTTCCATCCGGCCGGGGGACTGCCGCCCACCCCGCAGTTGAGGACCGATGCGGTGGGCCAATCGTGGAACTCGCCGCCGTCCTCCGCGCTGGAGAAGGTGGGCACCTGGTCGGGCTCGGGCGATAGGCCGCCGATCGCCGCAGCCGTAGACCCCGACAGCCAGCCGCCGTCCATGTAGATCGACCCGGCCCCGGTCGAGATGCCGTAGCCGGTCCCGCTGTAGGAGCTGCCCGAGATGCGCGCATCCCAGATCTGCAGGTCTCCATCCCCGCCCTGCACCGCCACCGAATCGCCGGTGTTGTTGGTGATCACGTCGCAGCCCAGGATATAGCCTGTACCCGCAGCCGGCCCCAAGACTCCCACGCTCCCCGCCCAGGTGATATTGAGATGCTCGATTTTCGACCCATCCCCCAGGCTGACCTGCCCGGCAATCGTGCACCGGCCGCGGGATACCCCGATCAGCGATACCCCGGCCGGCACGGTTTGACTCCCGCCCAGCGCGCAGGGCGGCAGCCAGACCGCATCCCCCGACACGGCTGCAGCCAGGGCCTGCGCCAGGCCGGCCGCCGATTTGGGATAGATCCCCGGGTCGGCGTCGCTCGAAGGCAGCAGGATGATCCGGTTGAGCATCACCGCCGCCACGCCTGGCGCGCCGTGCACCGCCCCCAGGAAGAACGGCTTCAGCCGGCGGGCGAGAGTCGTGAGATTGTTGGTGAAGGGATCAGCCATCGGATTTCATCCGTCTTTCACCTTGGCGTAATCCCAGGGGTCGAGGTAGCCGCGGGCGATCGGGTTCAGCCGGTCGTTGGCCACGTCATACTCGTTTTCGTCGATGAATACCAGCGACGGGTCGGCCAGTTGGGTGGTGTTGACGCTGGGCGGGATGACATCCGTCCACCGCGCCCACATTCCCACCGGGCATAGGGGTTTCCGGACCGGGATGTTGGTCGCATCGGCAATCGAGCCATCCGAGTAGAGCAGGTGAGGCAGGGCGTCCGGCGCCGGCTCCTCGTAGATGCGCAGCCGGCGGGTGAGGTCGATATCGGCCAGGAGCCTGCGCTGGTTATCCGTGCCCATTTGAAGCATCTGCAGCATCTCGTACAGCGCGGTCGAATCGCCGTCCCGGAAACTTTCGACCGTGATCCCGCTGGCGTCATCCACAGCTATCTCCCGCAGGAACTGGCCGTAGTTGCGGGCCAGGGAAGCGATCTGCTGGGTGGTCTCGACCGGCTCGTCGGCATAGAGCTGGAAGGGCAAATCGCCCACGCCCGGGCTGATCCATTCGTTGGAGTCGTTTTCGGCCAGGTAAAAACCGGGCGTATAACCGGCCTGCAGGTCCGGGCTGGCCCAGTAATAGTTATCCGGGTCCTGCGACCCGCTGCGCTCCATGACCAGGAAATAGGTGCCCGGGGTGAGCTCGGTGGTTGCGATGGATACGCTCAGCCAATCGGGGGAGGCGGCGATATCGCCGGCGTCGATGCTGGCGCCCACGATCTCGGTGTCCGGCTCGTCATCCACGGCGGTATATAAGTTCACCTCCAGGCTGTCATCCGGCGCGCCGGACTTGCCCGCCTTGATCATGATCGCCGCCAGGTTGACGGTGGTCGTGATCTGGATCGACTGCGCCACCCGCAGGATATCGTCATTGCCGAAGGCGTAGAAGGTCACCAGCCCGCCCCCGGTGTAGGCCAGCGCCAGGCGCAGCGGCACGGAACAATAACGCCAATCCAGCGTGTCCCACCAGCCCCGGCAGATCAGCGTCGCCTGGCTCTCCTGGGCGTCGTAATTGAGCGATAAGGTAGGGACGGGATATTTCACCTGGGAAAGCTTCATCGCCCGCGCCGCTTCGGCGTGCGCCTGGCTGGAGGCCGAGGCGGTCCACAGCAGCTCCCAGATCCCGTATTCCATCTGGCTCACCAGGTCATTGCCCTCGGCGTCATCCCAGGCGGTGGTCACCCGGGTCTCCTCGCCGGCCGCGTTCAGGAGCGTGTAGGCCAGGGCGATGCGGTTGCGCATGCTGTTCAGCGAGACGCCAAACTGGACTCTCGGCGCGGTCGGCTTCAGCAGGTTCTTTGCCACCCCCGTCACTTCGGCCACGTAGCCCCACCACACCGCGTCGCCCTCATCGGCGGAAATCGTCACCGGCGTGCGTAAGAGCTCGATCAGGCTCCACAGGTCCAGATCGTCGCCCCGGGCCGGAAGAGTGGCCTGCTTCGGCCCGCCGAATACCGAGCGCGAATAACGCTCCACCGAGAGCGAGACTCTCGGAGGCAGCCTGTCGCCGGTCAAATCGCGCGTCCCGAAGGCTACCTTCACAGGTTCTGCCTCCGCGGCCGGTAATAGAGCTTGACCGACATCGTGCGAGCGATCTCGGCATAGTTTCCGATGTCGCTCACGTTCGAGTGAGTCAGGAAATACAGCCGCTGCAGGGTGTTGGGCTTCAGCATGATCGGCGAGCCATGCGGGATGATAATGCCAAGCTTATTCGCCCCGGCCCCGTTATCCACGTAGACATCGTTGTTGATGCCATCGTCCAGGATGCGCTGGTTCTGCTCGATGCCGTAGCCGGCGCAGGTGAGGTAGCGCCAGCCATCCACTGGGGTAATCTGTAGAAAGTCCAGCCCGGCGGTATAGGTGGAGCCGGTCTCGTGGCGAGCCATGAGCTGCAGCTCGACCGCGTTGAGTCCCGTCTGGTTGGGCAGCCAGGGCGGGATGCGCAGCGTGGCCAGGTCCCGGATGAGGATCCTACGGTTGGGATCGATGGTGGTCCAGCCGGTTTCCCACAGGGTGGTGGCCTGGTAGATGATTTGCAGCTTGAAGCGGATCTGGTGGATGTGATTGAGAAACACCGTATTCCCATCCCAGAAGCGGGCGAGCATCTTATAGAACTGGCCCTGGCAGGCGTTCAGGAGGGCCGCTGCCAGGGTCCAGGTAAACAGGATCGTATCCGTTCCGCTGATCAGGCTGGCATAGCGGTATTTGCCCCCGCTGCAGGAAGCGTCCGTCCCCTCACTGCCAACGCTCGAGCTCTCGCCCTCCAGGATGTGCGCCAGGTTGGCCGGGTCGGTCCAATTCTGGCCGATCCACACGTCGTACAGCCGGTTGGTGGCGTAGTTGTTCAGGAGCTGCAGACGGGTCGCCCCCGGCAGGTCGCCGTCCACGTCGGCCGCGTTGATGGAGACAAAATTATCGTGCCCGGCGCCGGCGTCGTCATGGTTGTAGACCGTCAGGCCGGTGGTGTTGTTCGTGCCGTTCCCGTTGGTGAGCGGCGCCTGCGCTTCCGGGCCTTCCCACCAGCCGGCCCGCTGGATGGCCAGCGAGACGATGGCTTTGTTCTGCTTCCAGCGCCGGCTGAGTCCGGAGTCCAGCAGCGTGACCCCATTGCCGATGCGCGTGCGCCAGGGGTCGAGAGTCCCATCCGGAGCGAAATTCAGGTAGCAGCCCAGCGGGCCGGTTTGGTGGTCGCGGGCGTGCTGGAAAGCTAAATTCAACGCCTGAATTTTGGCGGAGAGCGCCGCCGGTGTGGCCGCCTCGATCTGCACGCGGGCATTGTCCGTCACCGGCTGATCGGGGCTGGTGGCCGTGTCCGGGTAATACCCGTCCAGCAGGGTATAGCCGTCCGCCTGGCAGTCGATCTCGGTGGGGTCCCCCGGGTCGCCGTAGTCGATGGTGAATTGCATGGCCATTACGCTGTGCCTCCCTCCGGGCTATGATCTAATCTTATCTGACGCCCAAACATTAGCGTGACCTCCGCGCCTGGATCTCGGTCACCCGCAGGGCGATCTTTTCGATGTCCAGCGGGGTATAGGCGGTGACGTTGATCGTAACCGGGGCCGCCCCCTGCCCACCGGCCCCCGCCCCGGCCAGGCTGCCCGTCCCCAGCCCGCCCAGGGTCAGCCCGGTTTTGTTCAGATCTTTGAGCGCCTCCCCCAATCGCCGGATATCGTTGTTCGCCAGCTCGCGGGCCGCCTTGCCGATGCCGCGTAGACCCTGCTCGAACGGCGTCGGGCTTTCAGCCCGGAAAAGGGCAGGCACATTCTTCGCCGCCTCGATCAACGCCAGGATAAATTCGGTTACTTTCGTGATGATCCCGTCTACGATGTCCCGGATGCCCTCGAAACCATTTTGGAGCTTATCCAGCGTGTCTTTGATGAAATCCTTGATCGGCCCGGGCAGGACGGTCTCGAAGATATCGCCCAACTTTTCCAGGATCGGGTTGAGATTCTCGCTCAGCAGGCCCCAAATTTGTTCGATGGCATCCAACAGGCTGATCTTCCCGGTCAGCAAGTCGATAAAGGTGGAAATGATCCCGCCCAGCGTCTCGCCGATCAGCGTCCCCAAATCGGTCAATTTCGGGATCAGGTTATTGGCAAAAAAGTTGTAGACCGTGGTGAGGGTGACGACCAGGCTGTCAAACCAGACCATCAGCCCTTCGATCGCCTTCGGTATGTTCGTAGCCAGCCAGTTCCACATATCCGTCAGGTTCGGGATGGCTTTGTCCCGGATGAAATCGCCGACCTGCTTAAGCGCCGGCAGGAGCGTGCCGTTGAACCATTCGCTGACCGCTGCGACCGCCTTGGGGATATTTTCCCCCAGCCAGGCGCCGATCTTCTGCAAGATCGGCTGGAGCCAGGCCCACACCGCCGCGGTCTTTTCCTGGATCCCACCCCAGTTGCCCGCCCAGGCCGCGCCCAGGAGGGCCACCGCTGCAATGATCAGCGTGATCGGGCTGGTCAGGGCGGCGAGCACCGCTGCGATCACCGGGATGACCACCCCGATGGCCGCCAGGGCGATGCCCACCGCGATCAGCGCCCCTTTGATCTCAGGCCCGTGCTGCTGGACGAAGGGGATGAGCTGCTCGGTGATGAACTTCCCCACCGCCGGGATGAGCTGGTCCCGGAAGAAGGCCACGATCGGCGCGATGGCCGACCCGATGCCTGCGAAGGCCCCGCCGATGCCCGAGGCAATACCCTTGAAGGTGCGGATGATTTTCGCCCCGAACGAGTTGGCGTCCTTATCCGAGGCCCCGAACAGCCGGGCCAGGATCGCTCCGAAGGCCCCGAATTTTGTAAACGCATCGTCCAGGTTGCCGCTGAGCAGGTCCCCCAGCGCATCCGCCAGGATGCCCAGCGCCCGTGAGAGCGTCTCGATGCCCTGCTGCACCGCCGGCGAGGAGAGCCACTCCTGGAATTTGTCGGCCACTTTGGAAATCAGCGGGATGAAGGCCCCGGCCAGGCGCGCCACCAGCCCGCCCACGCCGGCTTTGAGCGCCCCAAGTTTGTCATTGAGATCGGCAGCGGCGTTGACCGTATCCTCGCTCATGATGGCGCCCATCTCACGGGCCTGCTGGGTCATATCGGCGATGCCATCGGCCCCGGCGTTGATCAGCGGGATCAACTCCTGGTAGGACTTGCCGAACAATTGCTGGGCGATGATCTCGCGCTGGGTCTCATTCTCGATATTGCCCAACGCCCCGATCAGGTCCTGGAATACTTCCTCGCTGTCACGCAGGTTGCCGTTGGCGTCTTTGACATTCACCCCCAGGTCTTTGAATAACTTCGCCATCGGACTGCCGCGCTTCTGGGCTTCGGTCATGGCCTTGGTGGTGCGCCCGAAGGCCCGCGCGACCGTCTCTACCGAAGTCCCCACCTGATCGCCGATGAACTTAAACGTCTGGTACTGCTCCGCCGTGATGCCCATCATCTCGGCGTTTTCGACGATCTCATCCGCAGCCGAGGCGAGGTTGAGCACCAGCGCCCCGATCCCGGCCGCCGCCGCCCCCACCGCCGCCGCCAGGCCCACGGCGATCCCCGCCGCCGCCTTGGCCACCCCGGCCGCAAAGCCCCGGATATTTCCACCGGCGTCTTTCAGCCGGTCGCTCAGGTCCTTCATCCGCTCGCCGAGGGTTTTCGTCGATTTCTCGGCCTTATCTTCGGCCTTGGCCAGAGTCGTTGTTTCCTTCGCCGCCTGGCTGGACTCATCCCCCATCCCATCCAGGTTGGTCTGGGTAGCGCGCAGCTCGATCTGCATCTTGCCCAGCGTCTCGGTCTCTCGATTGAGCTTGATCTGCAGGTCCTGGGCTGCCCGGCTGTTCGCCCCCTTCTCGGCCGCCACACGCTCATACTCTGAGCGCAGCGCGGCCACCTTGGCCTGCTGGATCCCGATCTGGCCTGTCAGACTTTCGATCCGCAGCTCCAGCCCGCTGGCGTTCTTGGCCCAATCCCCCAACCCGGCCGCCGAGGCGCGGAAGCCCGACTCCAGCACCCGCAGCTCCCGGTTGGCCGCCGTGAGCGCCGTCTTGAAGTCGGTGGTGTCGAGGCCTAATTTACCGCTGAGTTCCCTGACCGCATCGTCTGCCATGAGCGCCTTTCAAAATTCAGCGACTGAATATTACAAGTAACTCTCCAGAGTGCGCACGAAGGCCGGCCCGTCGAACGGCTGGCCGATGAACCGCTCTCGCCATTCCGCCGCCGCCGGGTCTCCGGCGCAGGCCCGCTCGATCAAGGCCGCCGTCGCGGCCACGCTGCCATCTGTAGCAAGGATGTCCAGCGGATAAGCCAGGTAATCGGCGTACTTCTCCCAGCTTGCCACGTAGCGGTACATCTCGAGCCGGTTGCCGCTCCTGGGCGGGATATCCTCGGCCATCATCAAGGTCGGCTTGCCCCGCGCCGCCGCTAAATACGCAAACGTCTGGTGGCCGACCACCAGGTCGGCCTGGTCGATCTCGGCCGTGCTCTGGTCCGCCCGGCCCTGGACGTAGCTCACCCCCTCCACCCCGGCATTCTTACCGCCGGGGTCCACTTTCTCCAGCCCGTTCTGCGCCAGGCCGCGCAGGTAGCGCACGGTCAACCGCGCCCCTGTCTCCCGGCAGTAGGCCCGCAGGCGTTCGAAGGCCCGCCGGTTGATGCTCAGCTCGTCATCGTGCAGCCAGCCGTTGGTGTTGGGGTGGATCGGCCCATAAACGATGTGGCGCACCCGCTCCACCGGCTCGAACGGCCGCACCGGGCACAGGCTCCAGCCGGCCGCCTCCACCGGGTAGGGATAACCGAATCGCCTGAGCACCTCCACCCCGCCCGGCGCGTGGGTGAACGAGCAGCGCGTCATCGGCGAGGGCGCCAGGATCCCGTCCCACTGCACCATCGGCCGGGCCGCATGCGGGTACATCACCACCGGCGTGCCGCTGGCGTGGGCCGCCTCCAGGATCGGGTGCCAGCCGGTATGGCCGCGCCCGTTGGACAGGTCGAACAGCACGAAGCGGAAGCGTTTGGGCCGGTGGGCCGCATCCAACTGGCTGGGCACCGCATAGTAGCCGGCCCCTTGCAGCGCCTCCACGTAGGCCCGCTCCTTGCCCTGGTGTGGGCGGAAGATAAACCAGTTCTGGTGTACCATTGTTCGCGTGCAAACACTCCCTACAGCCAGTCCACCTGGTCGCAGAACACCTTCCGGCCGGCTGGCTGGCGCGCCATCCCGTTCCCGGAGAAACGCCACAAAAACGGCAGCAGGCTCTCGGCGTCCGTCCGGTCGATCTCGGCCAGGCTCCAACCGAACGCCTTGACCAGGCCGATCTCCAGGTCGAGCAGGATCAGGTATCCGTTTTCTTCCGGGGAGTCACCTTCGGCGAGAGCTTCTTGCTGTTCTGCCTCCCCGGCAGGGTAGGGTTTGCCCCGCCCAAGCCCGGCAGGTCGCCCTCCAGCCGGCTCATGATGGCGGTCAGGACGCTCATCACTTCGCCCAGCGTGGCCCCGGCCTTCAGGTCCTCGACCGTGAACTGGTTGTTGTAGAAATCGACCACCAGGCCGTTGATCAGGTCCACATCCTCCGGGGTCATGGCTTTTTGGTCCATCCCCTGGCAGCGGATCGCAGCTTTCAAGATGCCCCATGGGACGAAGGCGCGCGAGAATGTCTCGCGCGCCTCGCACGTTTCGGGGTCGTACAGCGTGAGCGTAATCGGCGTGCCGTGTGCCATCACACACCTACGCCGATGGGGTGGTCGGGACCTGGACGGCCGTGAACCAGCCGGTGGCGTCGAAATTATCCGTATCCTCGTCGCCGATGATGCGCTTGACCGAATCCGTCACGCTGTCGGCTGCCGCCCACAGGTCGAATTTGTGGATAGTCCGGATGGCGGTATAGGTCAGCTCGAGCGTCTTCGGCTCGGGTTTCTCGCCCAGGGTTGCCGTTTCCTCCTTGGGCATCTCGAACTTGCCTTTGAGATACTGGTAGTAGCGGTAGGATCCGTTCGACTTCTTGCTCCGGAAGCTGAGCGCCATGTAGGGCGGCGTGCCGCCGTTGTCGTACAGCCGGCCCTCGCCGGCGTCGAACACCCGCCCGGTGATCTGGGCCAGGGTCTGCAAGTCGAGTCCGGTGATCACCAGCTTGATCGCAGTGGGACCCTCGCTGGTCATGATGTCGTAGGGCTGGTCGTCGGCGTACTGGGTCTCGAAGCTGGTGGTCGGCTCCTGCGTGGCCTCCGCCGCCGGCGCCAGGTAGGCGGGCGTGCCGGGGGTGTAAGCCGCCGCGGTGTCGGCCGTGATCGTCGCCACGTACAGCGAGTCCAGGCCGATCCTGGATTTATATTCTCCATCGTTTGGCATGTGATTGCTCCTAAGCAGATGCTTCTGCGGCCTCCTGGGTCGTCAGGAGGATGTATTCCAGCGCCAGGCTGTGATGCCGGGTGAGCTGGTTATAAGGCAATTCCCGCTGCGGGCCGCGGGTAAAGCTGGCTGCGACCATCGCCGCGTCGATGCCCGGCAGGTTGGCCAGGCCGGCCCGGTTGTAGTAATTGACCTCGACTCTCCAGGATCGCAGCGTCTCGGCGTCATCGCCGTGCTGCTCCGGGATGCTGGAGAGCAGGAAGTAGACCAGGAACTCGTCCGGCAGCGAGCTGCCCGAGGCCGCCTGGTAGAAGTTGGCCGCCTGGGGGATGGCGATCCCCGCCAGGGCTGTTTCGACCGTCTCCCAGATGCTCATAGCGTCCCATCTTCCTTCAGCGACTCGCGCATCGCCTTCCGGATGGCTGCCTTGCCTTCGTCGATGGCCGGGCGGACGTAGGGCTGCGCGGGCATGTTGGCCGAGCCAAACTCCTGCACGTTGCCATAGCGGGCCGTGTCCGCATCCACCCCGCGCAAGAGTCCCACTTCCACGAAGTGGAAATTGCCGTCCTGCTGGGGCTCGGATGCCGCCAGGGTCTCCTGCAGGTTGCCGGTCAGGACTGCCACCCGCTCCTGCATGCCTGCCAGGGCCACAGCCGCCCCGGCCGACAATGCCTTATCGGCGCTGGCGTCTACATCCTTCCCGGCCTGGACGATAGCTTCCAGCCATTCTTCCAGGCCCTTGGTGGTCAAGATCCCGCGTACCGTCATAAGCAACTCCCTAAGCAGCTTTGCTGCGACGATGTCATCCGGCGCCCATCCTTTTGACCTTCAGCTCCATGTACTCGTGGCGCTCGAAGATATCATCCACCGAGACGATCTCGTAGCGATCGCTGCCCTTGAGCACCGCCCAGGTGGTGTCCAGGCCGGCGTAGTAGCGGATCAGCACCGTCGCCGGCGCTTCCGCCTGCACCGCCTGAGCCGTCCATACCTCCGCGCCGTGCGCGTGGCTCCATTTCGCCCACACCGTGGCCTGGGTGGACCAGCCGGCGACCTTGAATCCGCCGTCCCCGCTGGCGACCGTGCGGCTCTGCAGGGCGATGGAGGTGCGCAGCTCGCCCGGGTTCGTGACTTTTCCGCCCAGGTTCATAGACTCTCCTACGCCGGCGGGGTCAGGAGCGCCCGGAAGTATTTGTCGGTCAGGTCGCTGGCGCTGGTCTGCTCCAGCAGGCCGTCGTACTCGATCCAGGCGGCGAAACTCGCCGATTGGTCGCCCGAGACATTCACCACGCCCACCAGCTGCGAGACCACTTCTCCGGCCTGCGCTCCCGGCAGGGTCACCCAGCCGGCGCCTGAAA